GGTGTATGCACGACCCGCCCTGCGACGGCTGGCGCGCCTGCATCGACCGGATCGTGGCGTCGCTGCGGGAGCGGTCGTGAAGGGCACCCGCCGGCGCAAGCGCACCGTGCACCTGTCGCGCCGCGTGCACCACGCGGTGCCCACATGGCGCCTCGACCTGATGCCGGCGCTGTGCCGGGCGGTGATGGAGGCGCCCCGGCCGGATCCGCCGAGCGCGCCGCCGGCGCCGCGCCACACGTGGTTCTTCTGCTGCGTGTGCGGCCTCTGGCGCCTCGTCACGGTGAGCAACCGCCAGCGCCGCTGGGTCTGCAACCACGTCTGTCGCGCGCGCCTGCAGGCGCTGCGCAACGCCGAGCTGCGCGGCCCCTGCTGTATGCACGCCATCAACGGCTGCCCGGGGTTCCGGCGCTTCCGGTGGATCAGCTGCAGCACGACCTGCGCCATCGCCTACCGGGCCTTCTGCAAGCGCGAGCGCCACAAGCACCGCTGGATCGAGCGGCCCTGCGTCGTGTGCGACGCGCCCATCCGCCGGCGCTGCGCGGTGTCGAAGGTGCCGATCACCTGCAGCCCGCCGTGCCGGGGCGAGTGGCGCCGCTGGGTCTGGCTGGAGCTGCAGGTGGCCGACGTGCGCCGCAAGCTGGCGGCCCTGTCGCCGCTGGAGGCGTTCCGCTTCGGCATCGACGTCACCCGGGCGCGCTACAAGCAGCAGCGCCGGCGCACCGACCGTCGGGCGTGGGACGATACGCGCCGTGCCGCTGCCAACCAACGCGCCGCTGACCTTCGTCGTTCACGGATCGCCCGTAGCGCAGGGGTCGATGATCACGCAGCGCGGGCGCGTGCGCCACGCGTCGAGTGGGCGGCTGACCCAGTGGCGGCACGCCATCGGCTGGACCGCGCGCGCGCAGATGCGGACGCAGCCGTGGGGCGGCCCGCTGGAGGTGCTGGTGGCGTTTCAGGTGACGACGCCGGCGACGCGCCCGCCTGATCTGGACAAGCTGACCCGGGCGGTGCTCGACGCGCTGACGGGGATCGTGTGGACGGACGACGCGCAGGTGGTGGCGGTCGCGGCGACCAAGCGGCGCAGCGCGACGCCCGGGGTGACAGTGACGGTGACGCCGGTGGAGGGCGAGTGATGGACGCAGTGGTGTTGTCGAGCGAGACGAGTCTGTGGAGGACCGAGGCCGCGCTGGCGCGGTGGCTGGGCTGGGCCTACGGCCCCTTCACGCTGGACGCGGCCGCCAGCGACGCGACGCTGGCGCCGGCGTGGCACGGCCCGGGCAGCGCGACGCCTGACGGCCTGCAGGCGCCGTGGGACGGCGACGTCTACTGCAACCCGCCCTACAGCGAGGTCGGCCTGTTCGTGGCCAAGGCGGTCTACGAGCTGACCGAGAACCCGCTGTGCCGCTCGATCACGCTGCTGGTCGGCGCGCGCACCGACACCGCGTGGTGGCAGGACAGCTGGGCGACGTGGTCGCAGATCGACCTGCTGCGCGGCCGCGTGAAGTTCTGGCTGACGCCCGAGGAGCTGGCCGTCATCAACGAGGACCGCGCGGCGCGCGGCAAGCGCCCGATCAGCGACCAGAACACGGCGCCGTTCCCGAGCGCGGTGCTGCGCTGGAGCCGCGTGCTGCACGGCGGCGTGCACCCCAGTGTCGTGCCGCTGGTGCGCTGCGTCGATTGGCGCGAGCAGCTGCGCGCGCTGGAGGCCGCCGCATGATCACGCCGACCTACGAAACCGCCGCCGACCGCGCGCGCGAGAACGCCATCGCCGACACGCTGGCGGCCGCGTGGCGCTGCGAGGTCGTGCGCCAGCCGCAGTACGCGCCGGTGGACTTCCACATCATCGAGGAGGCCGCCGTCGTCGGGCTGGCCGAGCTGAAGGGCCGCCACAACCTGCGCGCGAAGTACCCGACCGTGTGGTTCGCCGTGGCCAAGCGCGACGCGCTGCTGGTCGAGGCCGCGCGACGCGGGCTGCCGCCTGACTGTTGCCTGTTCGTGGTGGCGTGGGACTTCGACGCGATTGCGTGGGTCACCGTGCCGGCCTGCGCGGACCTCGTGCCGGTGATGGGCAAACGCAACAGCCGGCCCGATACCACCGCCGAGCCGGTGCTGCCGGTGCCCACCGAGCGGTTCACGGTCGTCATCGAGCGCGAGTGATGCCCAAGCCACCGTTCCCGTCGCTCGATCCTGACGCCGTGCTGCTGTGCATCGAGGCGTCGCTGCCCAGCCTCGGCAACACGCTGGCGACCTCGGCCGAGGGCGAGGGCACGATCCGCCTGTCGGTGTCGCCGGCCGACGTGCCCGAGGTGGCGCGCGTGCTCGCGCTGCTGTCGAGCACCACGTTCTACCTGACCCTGATCGCCAAGCCGCAGCGCACGCGCAAGAGCGCGCTGGCGACCGAGAAGTGATCGCCGTGCGATACTCCACGTCCACATGAGGTGCCCCCGTATGCGAACCCTGCGCTCCTGCCTGACCGTCGCCGCCGTCGTCGCCCTGCTCCTGCTCCCCGTGCGCGCGAGCGCTGACCAGATCGTCAGCTTCGGCCAGCTCGGGTCGCTCAACGTGTTCTTCGCCACCAACAACGGCGACGGCACGACCTCGCTGACGACGTCGTCGGGCGTGTCGATCACCAACATCATCAGCGGCGCGACGGACCCGAACGCGGTCTTTGAGTTCGACGCCGACAGCATCGGCGCGGCCACGCTGCTGGGCGGCACGATCATCACGCAGCAGTTCGAAGGCACCTTCTCGCTGCACAACGCCGCCAACACCATCCAGTACCTCTACGGCGACTTCGGCGCCGCGCTGACGCTGGGGGGCAACGGGGGCACCGGCGTGCTGTTCACGAGCAACACGGCCGGGCTGGCGCCGCTCAACCTGTTCACCGACCTGCCGGTCACGCTCGGCGACCCGATGAGCTTCAGCCTGTCGCTGTCCAACGTCACGCCCACGCTGGGCATCAGCGGCGGCACGCTCAACAGCTTCAGCGCCAGCTACACCGGCACCGCCGACGCCGCGCTGCAGCAGGTGCCCGTGCCCGAACCGGCGAGCCTCGTGCTGCTCGGCACCGGGCTGGTCGGCCTCGCCTCGCGGGCGCGCCGGCGATGGGCGCGCCAGTAATCGACCGTCGGACGGTGGTCGGCCTGCCCGTCGTGCTGGCCACCGTCTACGCCCGCACCCTGCTGGCGCAGGACACGACCCCGGGGAGCACCGGGACCGCGAGCCTCGACCCGAGCGCCGGCCCCAACGGCCGCGTCAGCACGCTGTTCCCCGACCCATGAGCGCGCGCCTCGACGCCCAGCTCGACCGACAAGCCACCGGCACCCGTCTGGACGATGCGACGATCCTGTGGCTTGTCCAGCTCGCGCAGCGGCAGTACGCCACGCTGTGCACCTGCCGCGCGACCCTGCTCGACGCGCAGAAGCTGTTTCAGGAGCTGGACGCCGAACCCGAGATCCTTGCCGAGCTGCAGCTCGTGATCGACACCGTCACGGTCATCCAGCACGGCGCCGAGTAGTCCCATGGTCAAGAAACGCAAGCCGCGCACGAGCGCCATGCGGCGCAGCGGGAAGCGCCCCGGAGGCGCCCTGCAGGTCGCGCGCACCGCGCTGAAAAAGGCGCAACCCCCACGCCCCCGGAGGCATAGCGCTGCTGCACGTGGAGTGGTGTCGCCGCCTACAGCGCAGGACACCGTGCGGACCATCGTGGACAAGTATTGCGGCCCCGAGGGCGAGCGCATCGTGCAGGCGCTGTCGGTGCTCGCGCTGGGCCACAGCGCGGCGCGCCTCGCGTTTTTCGGCGAGCCGGTGAAGGTGCAGAGCAAGGACCGCGTGAACGCGCTGCAGCAGCTCGGCCTGCGGCGCTGGGGGCGCCCGGGCATCACGCTCGATCTCGACCCGGCCGATCCCTCGCGCTTGCCCGTGCAGATCGTCAACGTCTACGCGGAGCTGCCCGACGCCGATGACGAGTGACGATCTGCGGCGCGCGTTCGGCCAGCTGTGCGCACATGACGCCGGCGCGCGCCTGCGCCTCTACGACTGGCTCACCGCCGAGAGCGCGGTGCGACTGGCAGCTGAACCATTCAGCGACGCGATGAGCCTCGGCATGATCGGCTGGCCGACGATCTACTGCGAGGCGCTCGACGTCGCGCTGCACCACCACATCGATCACGCGCTGCCGATGGTGACGCTGCGCTGAGAAGCGGGACGCATAAGATGGCGGTTCCACATGAGGAAAACGCCGTTTCACGGCGCACAGTGCACCAGCTGTCGAGAGCGCGACCGACGCCCGGGACAGCGCTGGTGTCGGCAGTGCCACGCGGCCTACATGCGCGCGCACCGACCGCGCCACAGCGAGCTGACGGACGAGCAGCGCCGCAAGGCCAACTGTCGCAGCTACAGCGGCACGCTGCAGACGCGCGGCGTGCTGATCGCGCAACCCTGCGAGGTCTGCGGGGCGCCCGCAGAGAAGCACCATCCCGACTACAGCGACCCGCGCCGCGTCGAGTGGTTGTGCCCGCCCTGCCACCGCACGCTGCACCAGCTGCGCGCGACCGTCGCTGCTGAAGTAGGCTCACCCCCATGCCGAAGCTGAACCTCGACCGCCTGTTCAAGTACCACCGCCCGCATGGCACCCAGCCCGACCGCTACGCGCAGCTGCGCGCGGCCGCCCGCACCCACGCCGACACCATCGCCGCGCTGACGCTTGAGAGCGCGGAGCAGACCCTCGCGATCCGCTGTGTCCACGCCGCCTCGATGCACGCCAACAGCGCCATCGCCGTCAACGAACCGAGCGCCGAGGAGACGGATCAGTGGACGCCTCCCTCACAATAGGGGGCATGGCCATCGACGCTGCGCTTGCGCTCGCCACCGTGGCGAAGCACCGTCGCCACGTCGAAGCCTCGCCCGGCGTCGGCTCAGGCGCCCAGCGGTATGCGCTGGCCGTGCTGGACGACGTCGAGGCGGATCTGTCGGCGCTCGTCACCGAGATCGTGGTGCCGCCGTGCCCGCGCTGCGCGGCGCGGAGCGCGCACCCGGCCGACGCGCACGCGGTCACCGACCCCTGCCCGCTGACCTAGCGCCATGGCGCAGGTCGAGGTCCGCAACGGCCGCCGCCGCATCACGCACCGCTGGAACGGCGTGCAGTCGGCGTTCATGCAGGCCGACCCGGCGACCGACCCCTACGTCGATCTGGAAGGCGCCGTGCGCGCCGGCAAGACCACGCCGCTGGTCGCCAAGATCCTCGGCTACTGCATCGACTACCCGGGCATCCACTGCGCGCTGGTGCGCTGGACGCAGGACGGCCTCGACGCGCAGCTCAAGCCGCGCTGGCGCGACTGGTGCCACGAGAACGGCATCGCGCTGCGGTGGCACGCCGACGAGGAGTACGACGAGGTGCTGGCCACCGGCAGCCGCGTCTACCTGCGCGCGCTGAAGGCCAGCGAGGAGACGGCGCGCTTCGGCAAGCTGGCCGGCCTGACGCTGGCGGTCATCGGCATCGATCAGGCCGAGGAGGTGCCCGAGGACGTCTACCGCGCCTACGTGCCGGCGCGCCTGTCGCAGCCCGGGTTCCCGCATCAGGTGCTGCTCACGCCCAACCCGCCCGGCGAGACGCACTGGCTCGCGCGCGACTTCCCGGTGACCAACACGCGGCCCGGGCACCGCTACCTGCGCACCAGCGTCTACGACAACCGCCGCAACCTCGGCGACCACTACATCCGCTCGCTGGAGCTGGCCTACCCGGCCGGCCACGCGCTGCGCCGGCGCTTCATCGAGGGCAAGCGCGGCCTGAGCGTCGTCGGCACGCCGGTCTACGGCAGCACGTTCAACAGCCAGCTGCACATCGGGCCGACGCGCATGAACCCCGACGTGCCGCTGCTGGAGGCGTGGGACTTCGGCCACAAGCACCCGCACGTGACGTGGGGGCAGATCATGCCGTGGGGCCAGCTGGTGATCCTCGGCGGCGTGATGGGCGTCGATCAGTTCATCGAGGACTTCGCGCCGAGCGCGCTCGGCCTGCGCGCGACGTGGTTCGGCGGCCTGTTCAACGACGAGGACGCGAGCCTGAGCGAGTGGCCCTACGAGATCCTGAGCACCGGCGACCCGGCCGGCGACCAGAACAACTCGCAGGGCACCAACGTCTCGGCCGCCGACGTGCTGCGCGAGCACGGCGTCGCGCTGTGGACGATCCCCGGCGCCAACCACATCGACGCGCGCGACCGCTGCATCCAGCACATCGCCGGCTACCAGCGGCGCCTCACGAAGATGGGGCCGGCGTTTCTGGTGGACCCGGAGCGGTGGCTGCTGTTCCGCGACGACGGCCCGGTGAGCAGCACGCACTTCGTGGACGCGCTGGAGGCCGGCTACGTGTGGGACGAGCGCGTGTATGCGACGACGCTGTCGCCCAACACGCGGCGCCCGCGCAAGGACGGGTTCTACGACCACGGCATGAACACGCTGGAGTACATGGTGCTGGCCTACGGCCCGGCCCAGCCCAGCCGCGTCGATCACGCCAAGGCCGAGCGCCTCGCCGCCGCGCGCAGCCAGCGCGATCTCGACCCCATGGATCGCGTGCCCGTGCATCGCGGCCGCTGGGGCGGGCAGGCGCGGCCGCTGCGGCGCTAGTGTTAGACTCCCGCCCGGCCATGACCATCAAGCAGCTGGTGGAGACGCACATCACGGCGTTGCAGAACGAGCGCGCCGCGTCGGTGGCGGCGCACGCCGTCTATCTCGCCGAAGTGGACGACAAGATCCAGCGCGCGCAGCACGCGTTGACCGACATCGACACCGGGCCGCCCGAGGTGGTCGAGACACTGCGGCGCCTGCGGCGCCTCGGGCTGCTTGACAGCATCCAGCGCGACACCGGACCCTAAGCCGTGCAGACACGCGGCACGTTCCCGGCGCTCTACAGCAACGATCTCCCAAGGAGCACGACCATGACCGACAAGAAGAACGGCGGCAAGGACGGCAACGGCGACAACGGCGAGAGCATCGCCGAGCTGGCGGATCGCCTCGGCCTGCGCGACGCCGAGGGCAAGCTGGATCTGGAAGCCGCCGGCAAGGTCGCCAAGAGCGACGCCGACGCGAAGGCCGCGCACGCGAAGGCCGAGGCCGAGGCCAAGAAGGCCGCCGAGCCGAAGCCGGCAGAACCCGCCGCCAAGAAGTAGCCCGCCATGGCCGCCCCGCGTTCGGCGTTCGACGTCAAGCTGACCGAGGAGCGCGAGCAGCAGCTCGTGCACTTCCTCCACGACGAGATCACGCGCGCGGTCGCGGCCCGCTCCACCATCATCGAATCCGGCGGCGACCTCGACTACTGGCACTGGCTCTACGAGCAGGGCAAGCGCAACAGCAGCGAGCTGCCCTTCCCCGGCGCCGCCGATCTCGCCACGTGGATCGTCACCGAGAAGATCGACGCGATGCGCGCGCGCTTCGTGAAGACCATCTTTGTCGAGCCGGTGTGGACCGTCGAGGGCTGGGGCCGTGCCGCCGAGCGCGCCGCGCTGGTCGAGGAGTTCCATCAATGGAAAGTCGAAGACGAGCGCCTGCAGGGCTGGCTGCAGCGAGCGTTCGACCTCGCCCTGATCGAAGGGACGGGGGTGCTGGAGTGCTCGGAGAAGACGGACGTGCGGAAGCAGCGCGCCGTCAAGCGCGTGCAGCCGAAACGCGCGGAGGACGGGACGGTGCTCGTCGGCGAGGACGGGCAGCCCAGCGCGGCCACCGATGAGCGCGGGCAGTTCCTGATCGCCGACAACCCCGAGGAGCAGGGCGCGCTGGAGCAGGTGATCGAGGAGCTGGTGCCCGTGCGACGCGGCCCGACCTATCGCGTCGTGTCGCTGCGCGACTTCCTGATCCTGCCGGGCCACGCGCAGGACGACTCCGAGGTGTGGGGCTACGCCAAGCGCTTCTGGCGCCGCTACACCGAGCTGGAGCAGCGCGCCGCCGACGGCGTCTACGACAAGGCCGCCGTCGCGCAGCTGGCGCCGGTGAGCGACCGCGAGAGCCAGCCGCTGCTGCCCAGCGTCGCGAGCACCGGCCAGCAGATCGCGCCGCAGGATCACCCGCGCACCATCGAGAAAGAGCTGTGGGAGCTGCAGCTGGTCGCCGACCTCGACCACGATGGCGTCGATGAGTGGTACATCGTGACGTTCAGCGCGGTGCACCGCGTGATCCTGCGCATCCGCCTCGATGACCTGAACCTGCCGCGCTACTACCTGCTGCGGCCCTACCCGAACCCGGTCAGCGTCTACGGCCGCAGCCACGTCGCCAAGCTGGCCGGCCTCGGCGAGGAGCACGCCGGCACGCGCAACGCGATTGCCGACCGCAGCAACCTCGTCAACAACGCGCCGATCAAGGTGCTCACCAGCAGCGCGTGGGATCCCGACGAGGAGCCGTGGGGACCGGGCCAGCGGATGACCGTCAACGACATGAACGACGTGCAGCCGTTCGATCTGCCCGACGTGCCCGCGTCGATGATGAACCGCGAGGGCGGCATCATTCAGGCCGCCGAGCGCCTGAGCGGCCTCAACGACGTCAGCCTCGGCGCCACGCCCGACGCGTCGCGCACGCTGGGCGAAGTGCAGATGGTCACCGAGCAGAGCTTCGTGCGGATCGAGGAGTCGATCCGCAACATGCAGGAGACGCTGGAAGAGCTGTTCAAGTGCCGCCACGAGCTGTGGCGCCGCGCTGCGATGGAGGCGCCCATCGAGCCGGGCGCCAAGCTGATCGCCGAGCTGGCCGCGCGCGGCATCGACCTCGCGGAGGGCAACATCACGGCCGACCTGCTGGCCGGCACGTTCCACGGCAAGCCGCGTGGCAGCGTCGAGGGCGCCGACCGCAACAAGCAGCGCGCCAACTACAACGGCTTCATGTCGGTGATGGGCGGGTTCGCGAAGATGAACCAGAGCCTCGCGCAGGTGCTCACCGGCCCCGACGTGCTGATCCCGCTGTTCGAACAGGCGCTGCGGTTGTTCGACGTGCCCAACCGCGCGCAGTTCATGCGGGCGATGCGGCAGTGGTCGGTGCAGGTGCAGCAGGAGCAGCAGATGGCCGCCATGCAGGCGCAGATGGCGCCGCCACCCGGTGCCCCCGGCCAGCCGCCGGGACCGCCGCAGGGGCCGCCGGGCGGCCCGCAGGCCGGCCCGCCGCCCAACGGGCAGCCACCCGGGCCGCCGATGATGCCGGGCGCGCCGCCGACCGGCCCGGGACCGCAGCCGCCGATGCCGCGCCTGCCGCCGCAGCTGATGTCCGCGATGGCCGGTGGCCCCGCTGAGCTGCGCGAGGCGCCGGCCGGTGGCCCGACCCTGATGTAGGAGTGCGAGTGCAGGAGACGCGACCCAAGACCCTCGATGAGCTGCGCGAGCTGGCGGCCGCACTGGACGACCTTGCCGCGCACCCCGCGTGGGCGACGGTGGTCAGCGCGGCGCAGGTGATGTTCGGCGAGCGCGTGACGCTGGAGCGCATCAGCGGCCTGTGCAGCGCCGGCGTGGCGCCCGAACTGATCGGCACCGGCACGCTGGAGCTGGTGACGCAGCACCGCACGGCGCGCCAGATGGCCGCGCTGCCCGAGACGCTGGCCAAGAAGTATCGCGAGAGCGCCGACCGGATCCTGCAGAAGGACGCCGCGCCCGGGGAGGCGTCGCACTTTTTCGGCCCCGACGTCGAAGTCACCACGGGGCGTCGGTGATCCCGCGCCCCGTCGAGCTGCGCCCCGATCTTGTACTCGTCGCGCTGCCACCGCGCGACCGCACCACCACCGGCGCCGGCGTCATCGTGCTGCCGGCGCCGTCGATCATGGTGGACCGCCTCGGCGTCGTGCTGCAGGTGGGCGCGCGCGTGGACACGCTGACCCCGGGCGCGCGCGTGTTGTTCGGCAGCGACGTCGGCGAGGCGCTGCTGATCGAGGACTGGCCGTGTCTGCTGCTGCGTGCGCAGGACGTGGACGCGGTGTTTGAGGAGTGAGTG